TTCTTTCATCATTACAGACGTTGTGCCTTTAGGTTTAATCTCCAAATCACCCATTGTTGCATCTTCATCCTCTGAAAATTGCATATTCCACATGAACATGTTTTCTCCTAGAGGTCTAAGAAGATGATCATCTATATTCTTGATAACAGTTTTAATGCCTAAACCTGCTGATCCCATTAACATAGATAATCCTGCTGCAGTACGACCAGTACCAGTCACGCCAGTTTGACCATGAACAATACTAGGTATACCTGTCTCTTCATCAGCAAGTTGCCTTGCTTTATCATACATCTGAAGGTTTTCTACTGCCGTACTAGGAAACTTAATTCCTGTAATACCAGTACCAGGAGCTCCAGACTGTCTCCTAAATATTTTACCAGGATATATATCCATAGACTGACCTGGTACCATCATGTTTTCGTCTACTTCAAAAATTAAATTGCCAGCTAATGCTAAGTTGTCAATAGCCATACGAACATGACCATTCATTAGTAGCTGTGCATCTTCCATATTTTCAGGAACGCCTATACCAAAAAATCTGTAAGGGTTCTTTTCATATGGAAATACTTGATAAGGTAGTCTTTCAGGTACAAATGGATTTAGTACTACTCTTAATATTTCATTACCACATATCCATGCATTTACCTGTATTTGATCTAAAGGTGATGTATTTTTAGGTAAGTCTAATTGTATCTCTTCTGCCATCTTAGCATCTAAAACACCCCAATATTCTAATACCTCGAATCTATCTTCATTATAAATAGGATCATTATCTGCATATAAATCGTTTTCAAAATATCTTTCTTCATAAGAACTTCCCATGGTAAGACAGGCTTCAATAGCATCTACATCAAAGAAAGGTCTATTTCTTAAAGAACGTAATTGTGATCTATTCATTCTATGTCTTTCTATGATATATTCAGCATCCTCTAGACTTAGTGCTGAAGGATCAGGGTATAAATCCCAACAAGAAACGTGGCTTAATCTAGGTACAACTTTTTCCTCTGGGTCGTAAAATCTACCTTCATCATCTGAAGACCATCTATGTATAGTCTTAATATGATTAAATGGTCCTTTTACAATACCAGTACCTAGTAAGCACTGTTCAAAAATTCCTTTTCTGAGTTCGGAAACTGCTGAAGCATCTAGTAGTTGATCATGGATAAGTTTTTCCATTTTCCTAGCTGCTTCCTTGGCTGGAGATAGTTGTGGTTCTCCCATATTAGATGGACCTGCGGCTAAATTAGCCTGAGCCATATCATCCGCATAAGGACCTAACTCTAGTTCAGTAGCTTCAGTAGCTCCTGCTAGTAGTTCTTTACCATCTCCCTCAAACCCATAAGGGTCTGATTGACTAAGTTGATCTATAGGTGTTTCTAGGTGAACAAATTCTTCTACGCCTTCAGGCATAGGGGTAGGTTCTACAGAAATAGGAACTTTACCTTGTGAAAACAAAATATCTACTAACTGCCCAAAAGCAGCCAATACTTTTACCTTAGTTATCTTTACAGTAACTTTAGATCGTTCTGATTTTCTGTAATCCTCACTATCTTCTGAGGTTCCTCTATAATTTTTGTAAGCTTTAAGCCATCGCTGTTCGTCTGATAGACGACCATCTTCCGATTCTCTATACTTACCTCGTATATACCCTGCTAAACCAGTCATCTCCTTTTGGGTGATGTCTTCCTGTTCGTCAGTGCCTACGAGTTCACCTAAATCAGCCATAATTAATAATCCTTTTTGTCAGCTAAAGCATTGAAATTAGAATCTACTTGACTCTTTTTCATGCCTGATAAGTTACCACCATCTACAGTGGTTTGAGCTCCATGAGATACAGATAACTTATCCCAGCTTTCCTTTTTCATTCTAGTAAGCTTGGATTCGTCTTCTGTGCCTATGTCACCCTGTTTGTAACCTTGCATTAACGGCATCGTTTTTCTCCTTTTGGTTGGTTGTTGATAAATCTAAATTATTCATTTGCTCAATAATATCTTGAGTTTCTTCTAAATCCTTTTCTGCTAAACCTTTTTGTATTTTTTCTAGTCTAGGATTTCGTATTTTATCTGTAAGAATTGTTCCACCATACTCCTCCATAAGTTGTTCAGCATCGGCTCTTCTTCTATCTATATCCGCTTGCTGTTCAGGAACATATTGACTAATTTCTCTTTCGGAAATATTTTCTACTATTTCTCTAGCATCTCCTTCAGCTTCTCTTTTATCTAATTCTTTAACTGTAGGTGTAAAAAGGTCTTGCCTAGCTTGAGATGATCCCATAGCAGAACCTGCAGCAGTAATAAAACGACCTAATTCTTTTGCTTTATTAGAAAACATTTTTCCAAAAGAAACATCTTCAGTAGGTGCGTCTGTAGAACGAATAACATCTACTACTTCATCGACAGACATATCGTCTAGTTTTTGGTTTACTACTTTTTTATTAGCACTGTAGTATTCTGGTAAATCTTCATACAATCTATCTCCATAAATACCTTTTCCAATATTATCAGGGTTTACCATAGCTGTTTCTAAAGTTCCATCTACAGCTAAACCTAAACCTACTTTAGCTGTTTTAGCAAAAACATTAGTTCCTGCTAACATACCAAAACCAGCAATAGCTATATTTTTAATAGCATCTCCACCAAAAGTTTTTCCTGCTGTTTTTGTAGTATCTATAAATGTATCAGCAAATCTTCCTGCTTTCATTTTAGGTTCTTTACCATTCTCATCTAAAAAATCTACTATAGGACCTCTTATAGTATAATCCATTTTATCTGCATCTGTTAATGTCATTATATTACTAGGTAAAGATTCTTTAAATGCAGTACTAAAAAAATTAGTTCTTAAATCAATGCTATAATTTTTTTGTGTAGCTTTAATATCTCCATTATTTTTATATTTTAATTTATTTGAAAAAGGTTTATCAAAATCTACATCTTCAGCATACTCTTTACCTGCTTCATACACTACATTATCTAAAACACCTACTTCTATTAAAGCATCTACATAAGGCTGTAATCTAATTCTATTTAACAAATTGTCTGATTTATTATTAGTAAATTTTTTTGCAATATTATCATCTACTTCTGAAAAAGCAGTTCCTACATGCCTAGCTATAACATTATCTACATCCATAGAATTAATAGGAGCATACTCTTGTTCTAGCAAAACTCCTTGTAATCTTTTAGATACATCTGACATAAATTTATCAGTGTTTATTGTTGCTTGTTTATAATCAAAAGCAATATCTAATTTAAGATTTGGATTATCTTGTATAAATTTATCTATACTTAAAGCCATTCTATCTACTCCATAAGCAGTACGTGCCACGTAATCGTCTGCTACATCTGTAGGAGTAGCTAAATAGTCAAATTGATCCATAAATTTTTTTGCAATAGTATCTACTCTATTGTTATATTCCACAGTCTCTAATAAATCTCTTAAAACATTACCATCTAGTCTTATAGCTGCGGCACCTGTTGTAGTATTTACTCTTTGAGAACTAGGAGAAAATATATAGTTTAATAGTGATTGATTTTTATTCCAGTCAGGAACACCTTTATGATTAAATGGAAGGTAATCTGCAGCATTACGATACCCTACTTCAGTGTTTTCTGTAATTCCTGAAATAATATTATTAATTTCAAAATCAACTTTTTGCATATATTCAGAAGAATTAATTGAATTTAATATACCTTCTATAGTCTGTTTACCTGTATTTAAATCCATAGGTAAATCTACAAGCACCTTAGATTGAGAACCTTTATTTAGTAAAGCAGAAAAAGCATTTTGATCTTTTTGCTGCTGTCTCCAAATTGCAAAATGCCTACTTTCAGGTTTTACTCTTTTAGCTCTACCTCTACCAGATTTAGTTGTACCCCCCTCTACGACAGGAACATTTTTAACTGGGTCTACTGTTTTTGGAAGAGGTGCTCCAGTATCTATGGCTCTTAAAAACTCTTCAGTAGCACCTCCTTGAGGAACAACATTTTGTCTAAACGTTTCATTAGAACCATACACACGTTCTTGTAACGCTGCTTGGTATTCAGAAATTCTTTCTTTAGGAGTTTTTACTTTTACACCCTCTATTGGTGTAGCTAGTTTTTTTCTAGTAGCTATGTTTTTAAGTTCTTCTGTATGATATTCTCTTACTATTTTACTTCTTTGATTAAAATTCCAATAAGAATCAAAATTAGATATATCATCTTCATCTAAAACTAAATCAACTAATTGACTATCAGGAGTATTAGCCCATTTTAAAACTCTTTCATTATAATGTGCTTGCATACCTACACCAGTATGACCTAATATATCCTTAACTAAAACACTTCTTTCTAAAAAATTAGAATTTCCTACTAAACTGGCAACACCCTGTCTAAATAGATAGGATTTTTTAACACGTTGATTTGTGTCAGGGTCTATTCCTTCAAAAAAGCTAGGGTCTATATCATTATATTGTGATTTTACTACTTTATCTAAATAGTCATCAAAATCTCCAGACTGTACAATAGTTTTACTAGTATCTGTTTTAGGATTAACAGCAAATATAAATTTTCCTTTATAAGATTTTTTATCTAATCCTATATCTTTTATTCTTTCTTTTAAGACTTTTGCTAGACTATCAGATAAAGGAACAACTCTTTGTAGGTTTGTTTTATTTAAACCATCTAAATACACTAATTTGTTTTTAAAATCTATATCTTTAGGTCGTAACGCATTAATATCTGATGGTCTAGCCCCTGTATACCATAAAACTTTTGCAAAAGTAGAATACCTTTTCACGCTTTCTGGAGTATACCTAGACTTAGTTAAACCTCCTAAACTTTCTATTAGTTCTTGTGGATTATCCCCTGCATCTCTTACTTTTTTTAAATTTTCTATAAGACCTTTATAATAAGGAGATACTTTTCCTATCTCATAGGTAGGTTCTACTATCTTTAATTCTTTTAAAGCGTCTACCATTAACTTATAATTCGTTTTTGCAGCTCTGTCTGGTAGATTAGCAGAACCAGCATTTAAAAAATTATAAGCTTGATATGTTTGCGATTTTGCCATTATTAATACCCAAACACTGGATCATTAGGAACATACTTATCAAACTCTCTAGGCTTTCTAAACCTAGGATGATAGTAAGGACTGTTCACTAATCTTGTCATACACATATACCTCAATGCATCGTAAGCATGATCATCTGCTTTTGTATCTACATCCTCTGGGTTTGTTTTGCTTAGAGGTAATGTAGGTAGCGTTCTAATTAAATGCTTACAATTATTAAAAATACGTAAACGTGGTTCTTCCATATCATTATCACCTAATCGTTTATGCATCTCTATCTTGCCTGCTAACCTATCTCGGTTAGAAGCCATAAATCTTAAATTCAATCTATTCATAGACTCAGCAATACTAAGCCCATGACCAGTTCTGCTAAAACAGGACTCATCCAAAACAGCAGTCTGGATTGTCGGATCATCATATTCAAGCTCAAGTATTCTTTCAGCTAACTGCTCCCCTGTGAATCCTTTACCATATAGCTCTCTATATATCCAAAGATTACCATCAAAATCGATTGCACCCCAAAGTACACAAGAAGGGCTAGAGTAACCATAGTCTGCAGCCCTAATACGAGACCAAGAACGAGGAATTTCAAAAGGCTCAACCACATGTCTACTCCTATCAAACTCAGCAAACGCTGCACCATCTGTGACATCCCAGTCTCCTTCTAATAATCTTCTACGTTCTACCTCTGGTAGAGAGTTCAACATGGCTTCGTATTCCCCTGAAGCCATCAAATATGGATTGTCCGTTAGTCTTGCTGGGATGAATCTTCGCTGGAAGAGGGGTTTTCCTGCTTTTTCTGCGTTACTAGACCCATAACGTAAGATTCTATTCGTCTCCACATCCCTAGCCCAAAAAGGAGTATTTGACTTGGTAGGGTCAATATACATTTTTTTAATCCACCAACCACCGACTCCACCTGGGTTAGCTGTGCAACGCATGTAAGGTATAATGCTTTGATCCGTTGTACGCAGTCTTGAACGAAGGTATTCCCAAACGTAAGGAGTTGGGTAATGCGTGATTTCATCGATTGCAATCCAGTTAAAACTTTGTCCTTGATATCTTGTAACATCTGTATCTCTATCCAAATATGAAAATAAAATCGTAGCCCCAGATGGAAATATCCATGTCGATTTACTTTCTCTAAAAACGGCTTCTGGGAAAGCCTTTAAATATAATTGCCTACTTTTATCTATAAGCTCTGTCAATTCGCCCAATGTTCTTCTGAGAAGCAACCCTCTATGATTTGGGTTGTGGGCATATCGTAATGCATCTGCAAGTAAGGCGTAGGATTTACCTCCACCTGCTGCACCTCCATAAAGAACATCTCTTTCAGGAGCTGCTAGGAACTCAGTCTGAGGACCCTGATTCGGATTGAACGCAACTTCCCTGTCCGCAACAAGTTCCTTCACCGCAGTTGGTGCATCCGCAAGGACATCCTCCGTTATCGCACCCTTTCCCTGAAGACCCTTGTCCAGTGTCTTGAACTTCTCTATCTTCTCTTTCTTTAATTGCTTCTGCCTCTTTACTTGGTTCGTATGCTTCTTTATCTTCTTATCTCTATAGCGAATCTGTGCCATAGTAGCTCTGCGAGCTTTTTCTTTTGCTGAGAGATTATATCTACCTTTCTCTCCTGCCTTTAGCTTAGGTCTTCCTTTTTTCTTACCCTCTGACAATTTCAGCCTCAACATCTGATAAATCTATAGCTTCTGCTTTCTTAGCAGGTAGCAATACAACAGCATGTACATGTTTGTTCTCTGATACAATTTCCTGTCGTTTAGATATACCGCATCTATCCAAGATGTCTGTTGCTGCTTCAAATCGTAGTTTCTGTCTGGCGATAGGTTCATCGTTACCACCAGATAGTGCATCTTTTATTTGTCCTACTGCATTGGCTGTTGTCGTTGCTAACAACTCTTTTGCTCTTTCTATTATGTGAGGTCGCATAGCCTTTGACACTGAAGACCTAGAGGTCTCTGAATAGCCTGCATGTAATAGACTTTGGGTTATGTTCCCAAAGGTTTTCTCACCCTCTGCAAAGTATGCGTCTAAGAAACCTTGTTGTTTCTCGGTGAGTTCTTTCGATTTTTTCTTTTCAGGTAGTAGCATTAGGACTTTACAGTAACCTCATGTTCTACACCTCTGTATCTGCCTAGTCTATAACTTATATGTGTAATCTGTTTTTTAGGGTAGGCAATACCTCTGTATTTCTTCTCAAGACTTCTCTCTATAGGAAACATAGGGTATGTAATTACTTTTGTGTTTGTTCTGTGTTCTGTTAACATTTCCATCTTCTCCTTGCTTGTCTAATCCTTGAATTAGGGTTATTTCTTGTCTTGGCTGAACTTCTTTTCAGTTGTCCTAGCGATCTTGCACAATAAGACTTACGTCTCTTAGCAGCTTTGCTGCCCTTCTTCACCTTACCAGTCACTGCTGTTTTCAGTTTAGAACCAGGATTTTTCTTCCTGTAGGCTTTTACGCCCTTCTTCGTCATTCCAGCACCCTTTTTAGTGGGTCTGTAGTTTCCACCTTTACCAGTGGTTCTTCTGATAGGTTTGGCTTTTTTTCTTTTAGCAGCCATTAGTCATCGGAGTCTGGCATACGAGGATAAGGAACTCCTCCACCATATCTCATATCTTCTCCAGTATACTTTTTAGCACCACCACCATACATCATTTTTTTTCTATTAGAACAGACGTTACCACCATGTCCTAAGTTCTGTAGATCAAAGCCCATGCTTTCGACTACATCCCCTTGACCTGCAGCTACTAGTGCTTTAAGTCCTTTATTATTGGCTGGACCGCCTTTTTTCATATTCTTTTTCATTTCACCACCATACATGGCTTTAGCTGTTTTGGCTGCTCTAGCAAAATTAGCTTCAGTAGGTGCACCTTTAGCACCTTTCTTTCTAATCTTCTCAC